CTATTATAAAGGTACCCAACTGTTGTGCGTGCAGGGCGACAAGCCCGATGACACATTTACTAAATGGTCCAAGTGGACAAGAAACAACACGCGGTTTGTATTTCCGACAATGTTAAAAGAACTAATCAAACACCATCCTTGGATGAACTGTGAGTTTATAGGCAACAAACTCATCGAAGTACATCTAAGACGAAACGAAGACTTTGATGGAAACATCGACCATTTTATTCCAGTATGGGAAGGCGAGAGCATTGATCCGCCTACTGGATATACCTACAGAGATTATCCTGATGTACATGGACGCATTGGCGCATTTATTAAATAAAAACATTGACTATTATTCAATTCTATTATATAATTAACTTAATAACCATGCAAGGAATAGCAAATGAGTGACAGAGTCTATGGACCCGAAGAAAAAGATAAACTAGAGCGACTAATCAAAGAAGGCGTTGGCGTCCTTCAAGAAGTTGAAGATCTAAACGGTGGATTGAAAGACACCGTTAAAGCAGTTGCTGAAGAACTTGACATCAAAGCAAGTCTTATTAACAAAGCAATTAGAGTAGCAAAGAATCGCGACTGGGACAAGCACCAGGATCAGTTTGAAGATCTCGAAGCGATACTTGCAATTACAGGTTATGATACAGATGCCTAAAGAAATTCCTTCACACAAGGACATTCTTGGTAATTTGCTTAAGGTTGGGGATACTGTGGTATACCCCGACCGTAACTCACTGAGTATTGCAGTAATTCAAAAGCTCAATCCAAAAATGATCAATGTAATGGCACTCGGCCGCAGCTACCCTGACAGGAAGTATCCGAGTGACTTGTTAGTAGTCGACGATCCAAAGATTACATTATACCTGTTAAAAAATAGTAAATAGTACACAGAGTCGCTCACTATACGAGCAGGTTAACGGTATGCTGGCCAGAAGCAGCACGGAGAAATAAATGCCATACGTTGATGCAATGTTCGACAGAAATGCTGACATAATTAGAGTTGTTGAAAGAACTGACAATGGCAAACGCAAGTTTGTTGACTATCCTATAAAATACACATTTTACTACGAAGACCCAAAAGGAAAGTACAAAAGTATATTTGGGGATACATTAACCAAAGTTGTTTGCAAGAGTACAAAAGACTATCGAAAAGAACTTGCGATAAATCGAGATAAAAAGCTTTTTGAATCTGACATTAATCCTGTCTTCCAGTGTCTAAGTGAAAATTACGAGAACCAAAATGCACCCAAGCTAAATGTGTGTTTCTTTGACATTGAAACTGACTTTGATCCCGAACGAGGGTTTGCTCCACCGTCGGATCCGTTTATGGCAATCACAGCAGTTACAGTATACCTACAATGGGTAGATGCACTTATTACTGTGGCAATGCCGCCCAAAGGCCTTCCGCTGGATCAAGCCGAAGCAATGTGCAAAGAACGGTGGGGCGATCAAGTGATGCTGTTTCCTAATGACAAAGAAGGAAATGGCGAACGAGAAATGCTAAAAGTGTTTCTCGAACTAATCGAAGATGCCGACATTATTAGTGGGTGGAACAGTGAAGGATACGATGTTCCGTATACTACAAATCGCATATCTAGAATACTAAGCAAAAACGATACTAGAAAGTTTTCTTTGTGGGATCAGCTTCCGCGCAAACGAGAATTTGAAAAATATGGCAAGACTGCAGAAACCTTTGATTACTCCGGTCGTGTACACTTAGACAGTCTTGAACTGTACAGAAAGTATACTTACGAAGAGCGTCATACATATAGACTTGATGCAATTGGCGAAATGGAAATTGGCGAAAACAAAACAGTGTACGAAGGCACACTGGACCAATTGTACAACAACGACTTTGAGAAGTTTATCGAATACAACAGACAAGACACTGCATTACTAGACAAGCTTGATAAGAAGTTAAGATTTATTGACTTGGCCAACGAAATTGCGCATGATAATACAGTGTTGCTACAAACCACAATGGGTGCTGTTGCAGTTACTGAACAAGCAATCATCAACGAAGCTCATCAGCGCGGCATGCAGGTTCCGAACAGACGCAAGCACGAAGGTAATACACAAGCTGCTGGTGCTTATGTTGCGTATCCAAAAAAAGGATTACACGAATGGGTAGGGTCAATGGACTTGAACTCTCTATATCCAAGTGTGATTAGAGCGTTAAACATGGCACCCGAAAGCATTATAGGACAGTTGCGTCCTATAGAAACTGATGCGTTTGTACACGAGCAAATGACACTTAAAAAGAAATCATTTGCTGCATCCTGGGAAGGTATGTTTGGTACTTTTGAATATCTGCAAGTAATGGAAAAGCGCCGAGATAAAGATATTATAATTGATTGGGAGGACGGCCGCAGCGATGTGCTAAGTGCAGCACAAGTTTATCAGCTTATCTTTGAAAATAATCAGCCCTGGATGCTAAGTGCCAACGGTACTATCTTTACACATGAGTTCGAATCTGTTATTCCAGGACTACTAAAGCGGTGGTACAGTGAACGCCAGGACTTGCAGGCCAAGTTAGGAAAAGCAATCGAAGCAAACAACAGTGCAGAGATTGCATTTTGGGACAAGAGACAGCTGGTTAAAAAGATTAACCTAAACTCGTTGTACGGTGCTATTCTTAATCCGGGTTGCAGATTCTTTGACAAACGTATCGGACAATCCACTACGCTAACTGGCAGAGGAATTGTGCAGCACATGAGTGCAGAAGTCAATAAAACAATTACCGGCGAGTACAATCACGTAGGCGATGGTGTTATATACGGCGACACTGACTCTGTATACTTTAGTGCGTATCCATCTTTGAAGAACGATATTGATGCCGGAAAGATTCCGTGGAACAAAGATAACGTTATTACAGTATACGATCAAATATCAGATCAGGTTAATAATACGTTTTCTGCCTTTATGGGAAAAGCCTATCATTGTCCTAAAAGTCGTGCTAAGGTTATTAAAGCAGGCAGAGAAGTTGTTGCGGAAACTGGTTTGTTTATTACAAAGAAGCGCTATGCACTTCTAGTGTACGATGACGAAGGCAAGCGCAAAGATGTTGACGGGAAGCCCGGCAAAGTTAAAGCAATGGGTCTGGATCTAAAGCGCAGTGACACGCCGGTGTTTATGCAAGACTTCTTAAAGACGCTACTAGATATGGTTCTGTTAAAGCAGCCAGAGCAAGACGTGTTGGATGCAATTACTAAATTTAGAAAAGAATTCAAGGATCGTCCTGGATACGAAAAAGGTTCTCCTAAACGTGCAAACAACATTCAAGCGTATCAACGCAAGGAAGCAAGTTTAGGAAAAGCAAACATGCCCGGACACGTTCGAGCAAGTATCAATTGGAATACACTAAAGCGCATGAACAGTGACAAGTATTCTGAAGAGATTGTAGATGGTATGAAAGTTATTGTTTGTAAAGTAAAACCAAATCCGCTGGGATACACCAGTGTTGCTTTTCCAGTAGACCAACTGCGCATACCTGCATGGTTTAAAGAGTTGCCGTTTGACGATAATGCAATGGAGTCTACTATCATTGACAACAAGCTGGGTAACCTAATCGGCGTGCTGAACTACGATCTACAAAGTACGCTATTGAATAATACGTTTAGTGCGTTATTTGATTTTGGAGATTGATATGAGAGTAGGTATTACATTTTCAACTTTTGATCTTTTACACGCCGGACACATCGGCATGTTACGTGAAGCTAGAGATAATTGTGATTATTTGATTGTAGGGTTGCAAACCGACCCTACAATCGACCGTCCAGACACAAAGAACAAACCAGTGCAGACGCTGGTAGAAAGATATGCACAACTTAACGCACTAAAGTTTGTTGATGAAATTGTTCCATATCAAACCGAACGAGACTTAATAGACATACTGGAACTTTTTCAGTTGGACGTGAGATTCCTAGGCGACGAATACAAAGACACCGATTTTACTGGCAAGAACAGTTGCGAAAGTCGAGGTATACAATTGCACTTTAACAAGCGCGATCATAGATTTAGCACTAGCAACTTGCGAGAACGAGTAACAGCAGCGGAGATAAACAAATGAATAAATTTATATTTGACGTAGACGGCACCCTAACTCCAAGCAGAGGAACAATAAGCAACGAATACAGAGACTTCTTTTCGTCGTTCTGTTCTGACAATCTGGTATACCTAGTTACTGGATCCGACAAAGACAAAACCATTGAACAACTAGGCGAACATATTGTTAACAAGGCAGCAATGGTATTTAATTGTTCAGGTAATGATGTTTGGCAAAAAGGCGAAAACATTTACACAAACAAATGGACAATGCCAGAAGAAGTACACAACTATTTAATGAATACATTATCACTTATTAATTATCAGGATATGACCGGTAATCATTTAGAAGTCCGGCCTGGTGCTGTAAATTTTAGCATTGTTGGAAGAAATGCCAACGCTGACCAAAGACAAAAATATATCGAATACGATAATGAAATAACCCAGCGCCAGAGAATTGTAGACAATTTTAATAAGTTTATGCCAGATAGATTCAAGTGCGAGGCTGTTATCGGCGGCGAAACAGGAATCGATATCTATCCCGTAGGTGGTGACAAGAGTCAGGTTTTAAAACAAATTAGGCGCACTAGTGAAGACAAGTTGTTTTTCTTCGGAGATAAGATACACCCTGGTGGCAACGACTTTTCATTAGCCGAAGCTATTCGAAAAAAGCAAGCTGGGCAGGTTATTGCAATTCTTGATTGGAAGCACACATTCGAAACACTTTCGTATTATCAGGAGGCTAAGATAGCAAAATGATAGTTATTGCAGGATTTGGATTTGTTGGACGTGCCCACTACGAAGTTTTTAAAAGTCGAGTTAACTTTAAAATAGTCGACCCATTACACAACAACAATAAGCTAGATGAATTAAGAAATATTGATGCTGTAATATGTTCCGTTCCAACTCCGGAAGATAGCAATGGAGGGTGCGATGTTTCAAACGTGCTTGATGTTTTATCAAAGTCACCAGAGAACATCCCAATACTAATTAAAAGCACCATCGACCTCAATGGATGGAATAAAATTAAGGAAGCGTTTCCTTGTCATAATATAACATTTAGTCCTGAATTTCTAAGAGCAGCGTCATCAACTACTGACTTAGCCGAAACTACTCAATTTATTCTAGCTGGAGAAAATGTCTTGTTTTGGCGAGACTTTTACAAAATGCACAAGAACACTGCCAAGTTTTTATTGCTGTCAATCGAAGAAGCAATACTTGTAAAGTATTTTAGAAATGCTTTCTTGGCTACTAAGGTTAGTTTCTTCAACGAAGTATACGACTTTTGTGAAGCACATGATATTGATTTTGACAGCGTTCGCAAAGGAATTACCAAAGACAAACGTATTAGAGAAAGTCATTCGTTTGTTGATACTAATTATGCCAGGGGGTGGGGTGGAATGTGTTTTCCTAAAGATACAAGTGCTCTATTAAAAATGGCAGCAAATAAAAATATTAATCTAAATACAATTGCCGCAGCAGTTAAATATAACAAAATAATTCGTAAAAAAACTTGACGATTAAACAAAACTAATATATAATAAACACATAAATGGAGACATACATGAAAGACATTCTACTTGATATTATAAGCCACACTCACAGCTTGGGCTTTATCACTACACTAAAAGTAACAGCAGAAGATATAACCACTGTTGAAGCATTAACAGACGACCGCGCTGTTATATTAACAGCAGTAACGCACACTCCTGTTTCCGAGTTTACCGGTGTTTTTGGTATGCCAGACTTGGGCAAGCTTTCTTATCACCTTAAGAATCCAGAATACAACAGCAGCGCAAATATTGAAGTTAAACAGGAAGAGCGGAACGGTGTGAAGATGCCTACCCATATACATTTTGAAAATGCTGCCGGTGACTTCCAAAATGATTATCGCTTTATGAATAGAGCAATTATTGAAGAGAAGCTAAAGAATGTTAGATTCAAGGGTAACTCCTGGGATGTATCATTTGAACCTACTGCGGCGAGTGTTGCTCGCATGAAGCTGATGGCTGGTGCGCATCCGGAGGAAACAGTGTTCCAAGTTAAGACAGAAGATGACAACTTAAACTTTTACTTTGGAGACTTGAATACACATGCTGGAAAGTTTACATTCCAGCACAACATCGAAGGATCGTTGACCCATACGTGGGCATGGCCTGTAACAGAAACGTTGGCCATTCTTGGACTAGTAGGCGACAAGATTTTAAGTATTACCAATGATGGTGCTATGAAAATTACAGTTGACAGCGGATTGACAACATATAATTACATACTTCCAGCACAACAGAAGTGAGTTTAAACATGGATGATTTTGATATTACTGCCTTTGCTAAAATGTTTGACGCTGCTCTAGCGTCAGACAACCCAGCAGTAAGAAAAGCACTGAGAAACTTTATGATGATTGCTGCCATTGCAGAATCTGAAAATGATAGTGATAGTGCAGGTCCATTTGGATCACTGCTTACACGGATGGATGCAATGGAATATGAACTCCGCGATCTAAAGAGAACACCGTACGCGCCATACCCAGGTAGTACGTCAACTGGATATCCAGGTAGTTTGTTCCCTCCGGCGTATCCCGGAACTTATACTAGCACTATCGGCAGTAGTGGCATTGCTAATTTTCCAACTTCTACCTCCGGAAAAGATTCGTCAAACAGCATGTCACCGCAGGCGATTGAAGAATTGATAAAAGATCTAACAACCGATTCATACTGGTCAGACAACGATGTAGGCAGCTTGGAGAAAGCATTTAAGGATTTCAATGCAAAGTAATTTAACCGAAACACAAAAAGACTATGCTGTATTTCTTCCTAGCATAAGCGGGTTTTATGGTACATTTATTGGCAAGCAACGTTTTGGGGAGTATGTAGAACCAGCTCGTATTCCCCAAGGGCTTGGCGAAATGGAAGCACTTAACTTTTTGAATCCAGACAAAGGCGCATTTAATTATAAGTGGGCGTTGTACTCTGCAGGACACGCAGAGCTTGATGTAAACAAGCACAGTGAAAAAGAAGACATGGTGCGCAATAGAGACAGAGAAAACACCTGGTTGCTAGGAGACTCTGGAGGATTCCAAATTGCCAAAGGTCTTTGGGAAGGCGACTGGACTGATCCAAACTGTCCCAAAGCTGCAAAAAAGCGAGAGCTAGTAGTCAACTGGATGGAAGAGTACATGGACTACGGAATGATGTTGGATATTCCAACTTGGACATTCCAAGATCCTAAAGCTGCAAATGCAGCGAATATTCATAGTTATCAGGACGCAGTTGACGCAACACATATCAATGCAAAATACTACATGGATAACATGCGCGGCAACTTTAAAGTGCTGAACGTGTTACAAGGTAGTAATCATGCAGATGCTGACCATTGGTACAACGAGTTTAAAGACTATTCGGATCCTGCAAAGTATCCTGATACGCACTTTAGAGGCTGGGCAATGGGTGGTCAAAACATGTGCGATGTACATTTGATTCTTCGAAGACTAGTACATATGATACATGACGGATTGCTGGAAGAAGGATTGCATGATGTTATGCATTTTCTTGGCACAAGCAAACTAGAATGGGCTACACTATTAACCGACATACAACGATCAGTGCGCAAGTATCACAATAAGAACTTTATGATCACATATGATTGTGCAAGTCCGTTTCTTGCAACTGCAAACGGACAGATATATCACAGCATTAGAATCAAAGACCGAGGCAAATGGAGTTACATGATGTCTCCGAGTATTGACGATAAGAAGTATTCAACTGATAATAGGTTGTTCAGTGAAGTGTTTGTTGAACGCAAAACTGCCGATGCACACAAGATTGCAAAAAATCAAGCAGAACTTGATCACTTGATAAGTAAAATTGCATTCGAAGACTCCCCGATTAGTCAGCATTGTTTAGCCAAGGATATTTGTATCTATGCGCCCGGTGACTTAAATAAGATTGGCAAAGAAGGCCGCACCAGCTGGGACAGCTTTTCTTACGCATTACAAATGGGTCATAATGTTTGGATGCATATTGAAAGCACACAACGCGCAAACAGAGAATACGACAATGGACAGTTTCCATACATGCTCATTGACGAAAAGTTTGAAACAACTACATTTAGAAGCGTAGTTGATGAGATTTTTAGTCTCAACGACAAGCAAAAGAGCCTAGACAAAATTGAAGAGTATCATAGATTTTGGATGCAAGTTATTGGCACCCGACTGAACATTGGCAAGAAAGCTGTTAATGCAAGTACACAATTCAGCAATCACTTTGATGTAAATGCCAAAAGTACAACAGAAGTGCTAAGTGAAGAAGAAGTAGAGCAATGGAGCAATAAGAAAAAAGAAACGTTTGTTCCTAATCTCCCGGACAACTTATGGGATTTTTAACACTTGCTCTTGTAAACATTGTCATGTACTGTGACACAACACAACACTAACACAACAGGAATTTTATTATGGATAGACCTTACACTACACCCGATCCTACTGAAACAGCTACTATGTTTGTCGGCAGCGAAGTTGAGCAGACTCCTATGTTTGGTCAACAGACACTGTTTGTAGTAGGCATTCAGCCGCTCAAAGATGTTATACAACAAATTTATATCCATTATGGATGTCAGCATGTGTACCTCGGAGCAAATCACAGCTTTGAACCAAACGATGAGTGGGATGGCTTGATAAGCAGCTTGCTAGACAAGGGTTGGTGGGTTACACTGGACTTTGATATCAAGCATACTGAATGGGTATTGGACAATGGATGGACCGAACACAACAAATTCATTGCAATGGTCAGTGCAAAATTGCCCTATATTGAGCAACTAGGATACAATGCATGTTTAAAGCTAGACGATAGAGATTTTAATGCAACCAACCCTGGTGTGTGGACACATCGTATTCATGACCTAAAAAGCACCAGTGTATTTACAGATTGGTCTAAGTATACACAAGACGAAATTGTTCGTTGACAAATGCTGTAATTGCATGTAAAGTAAATATTAACACCAACGAGACAAGGAAATAAATTGACACAACCAACACAGAGCGTATGGGTAACCTTTCGCAAAGAGGGGGTACATTTGTATCCTGCTGCTGCCACTGATCCTAAACTTGCAACAGGCAAATGGGATGACGTAAGCTTTTTAGGATTGCCGCATAGGCATATATTCCACTTTAAAGTACGTATTGAAATCTTCCATGATGACCGCGACGTTGAATTTATACAATTTAAACGCTGGTTAGAGAAGCTGTACAACGAAGAAGTTATACAGTTGGACCACAAGAGTTGCGAAATGATCAGCAACGACTTGTACAAAGAAATTTCCACAAAGTACCCGGGCCGCTTTGTAGAAATAGAGATCTCCGAAGATGGAGAAAACGGCTCATTAACATACTATCCTTCCAACGCCTAACAAGGGGAATCCCAATGGCTATTACCAACCCAACTATCAATAAAGTCTTTAAAGATTTAGAAGAATTCAAGGACTTTTGCCGTTTTGAAGGGCATGCTTTTAACGAGGCAAATCTTTATAAATCCAGCAGCCGTGTATGGCAGGCTTTCACTAAATGGAAAAACTGGATGAAAGCAGTAGCAAGAAACAAAGGCAATCAATAATGCGTAGACTATTCTACATGGGACTTGAAAAATATGAGGGTAGATACACACTCCAGTTAGAAGACTGGAGCAAGAGTGCATTTGCTCGGCGCGCAATTGACTGGTACTCAGTACCTGGTGAAACCATTGACAACACCAAGTCTATTCAGGTAGGACAAGTACTTGATGCACATGGCCGCTCATACTTTGCTATGAGTCAAATGATGAATCTTGTACAAATGATGCGCAACGGAGAAGTCACTGGTGAAGACGTTGTGTTCTTTGAAGACATGTTTCAGCCAGGTATGGAAAGTCTTCCATACATTATGAACCAGATCCCTAAAAGTCAGCGTCCTAAAGTTTGGATACGTTGCTTGGCACAATCCATCGACCCTGATGACTTTGTGCATGTGTGGGGAATGAACAAATGGATGAGCTCTTACGAAGCAATGTGCAACGACTTTGTTACAGGTGTGCT